ATCGGCGGCACGGCTACGTTTGCTCAGCAAATCGAGAGCACCGAGGTATCGTGTGGCCTTCGGAGAAGTGGGTATGATCGGGAAGGACATGCTGATGTGAGCAAAATCACATGAAAGTAACAATAACTCTGAATCTGGATGAGCATGAGCGCAGGATGCTTGCCAGATTTTTCGATAGGGAAGGTCTCGGAACTGCTGCAGAAGCCCGGCGTGCCGTCAAGTTGTTGCTGAGTGACGCGCTCGGTGAAATGGCAACAGAGGAGATTATCGAAGATATGAATAAGCGCGGGATAGACCCACTGAGAAAGCGTGATAGTGCATGAGAAAACCGCTCGGAATCGACCTTTGCTCCGGAGATCGGCGAAGCAATCGGGAGGCACTTTATGGGTGAGACTTACTGCAACATGGGTTTATTTGGGGAGATACTATGACCGATTCCAAACACCTCTCACTCATCAGCAACATCCTGTCGATAAACGACGGATTTGCAGATCCCTACGCCGGCCTGTGGGAGCACATCTGGTGGCGCACAGATGGCGAATACGCGCCGGTTACGTTCTTTGTGAACTGCAACGATCTGTTCTACTGGGCGTGTGCTGACGGCGAGAAAATCACCGCCGAAAACTTTGGGCAGATAAAGCAGGCGGTTGACGACGTTGCGGCGGCATTGGGTGTGTGCGATCCACGCAACAGAGCCAAGAGACCAGTCGGGAGTGATGGGCACCTGTACGACGCATGGAGAACCGTTGGCAGTCACGCCGCAGACCTATTCTGTGCTCGCGTTCGACAGATGCGCCCGCAGCGACCGTGCTACAACCGGTATCCGGACGCACTAAAGCCGCTGTTTGATGCTTGCGGTCCGGAGCGTGATCCGAAGGAGGAGGGGTTGATTACCGGCGAATCATCATCCACATACACCGATGCGGAAGAGTATCCGCTTCCACCGGGTGGTTGCACGATTGAGCCGGGTCGCAGACAGTTGGCGATAGGCGAAAAGGTACTTGCTACAGATCGGTTCTGGAACGTCTGGAATGAGTGGCAGAGCGTCGAGGATTCTTGGCATGAAGAAGAAACGGTAGGGCCTAACGATTTCATAAGCCGCGCAATTGAGACGCGAAAAGTATTATGCTTCGGAGCAGAGGAGTACGAACTAAAATGACAGACACCTTCCGTGATCTAGTCCGCCGTATGCGTGAGGCGCAGAAGCAATACTTTGCGTCGTGTCGAGATGACGACTCACCATTCCGCCGCGAATACCTAACCGAATCGAAGCGCCTTGAGCGCGAGGTTGACAAAGCTCTTAGCGAGCAGGAAGAGAGGCTGTTTTGAATATTTATCTGGCATCGAGGTATTCGCGACATCATGAGCTACAGGGATACGCGAAGCAATTGCAAGAACTCGGGCACACCGTTACTTCTCGTTGGATATGGGGCGCACATCAGATCGGTGACGACGGACTAAGCGCAGAGGCTAAACAGGAGGAACGTACGCGGTTCGCTGAAGAGGATTGGACGGATCTCCGGAGCGCTGAAATGACAATCAGCTTTACGGAGGCTCCACGTTCGGAACATTCGCGCGGCGGACGCCATGTAGAGTTCGGGGCTGCGCTCGCTTTTGGTCACGACGTTTTAGTCGTAGGCCACAGAGAGAACGTGTTTCACTGTCTGCCACAAGTTGTTTTCTGCCCAACGTGGCAGGACGCGCTAGAAAGTGTTAAATGGCAGCAAGAGCAGCACAACAAGCAGAGAAAGGACGGTAGAGTTTTTGACAAGTGAAGCGAAAATACAAGAATACCGGAACGAAATCAGAGCCAGTATTAATGCGCTGGACTGTCGGGTGAGAGGACTAGAAGCATACGATCCTCCCGCGAGGGCTATTAATCCGGACGCGATCGCGGCGACCGTCCGCGAAGTCGTGGACAATGATCGGGTCGAGATGAAGACGTTGAAGCGGGCGCGGAATTCAGCGCGAGACGCCGTCCTTTTGAAAGCCATGATGGTAGCTAGAAATCCGGAAGTGAAATGCTACACAAGAGAGCTGCTAGAGGCCGTAGATGCCTACGACGAAGTCAATGACGCCTTTCAAGATGTTCGTAAATGCAAGCAGCGGGGAGGTGATGCCTAGACGTTAGCCATGTAACTGCTATCCTGGTTGCTGGGCCCGGCGTGGAGACGCCGGGCCTTTAACTGAGGCATCATCCCGCCATCCGCCCGCGTTCCCGGTGGATTCGTCATAGTCCACTTCGACGCCGCAGACAACACCCCCGACCGACTGCTTGATATGCCAACCTGTGAAGGTGCTGCTTCCCCGCCAGTCAACTGCATCTGCGAGCCAGAAATACTCCACCAGGCCGAGTTCGCGTAACACCGACAATACCAATCCTGAGCCGTAACAACCGAGTTCGAACGGGCCCTGGCCGCTCTCGTTAATGACCGACCTGAGTGCAGTAAAGTACGCCGCGATGCCCCCGCGAGCCTCTTCCTCAGAACAATCAAAGTCAACAGCGCAGTAAATTGGTGTGTCGTCGGGTTGTCCGACATACGGAGCAAATCGCATGATTGCCTTGCCATCAGCAAGGCCCTGTGCAGTTGTGAAATAGGAGTAGGTGTTGGACTTTTGCTCGAAGATGCTGACAATGAAAAGCCCTTGCTGTACGGCATGATGAATCGTCGCGGGTGACTGCCTGTTGATGTAAACACCAGCAAACTCCATGCCGGCCGCGACGAGGCAACCGCACTCAGCGAAGAAGTTTGAATCGGTGTCGAATCCCTTGGGCATTACGCCGCCGCATCCTCTACGTTAATGCCTGCCACTTCAAGCGCATGGAACTCCTCGGCGGTTAGTCCATACTTCTGGACATATATCTTTGCCGCAGCGCATGGAGTTAGCGTAGAGCACGACCCCGACGATGCCATGCAGACTTCGGCATCATGCAATCTAGCCTTAAGCCTCTTGATTTCAATTTGCAACTGCATATCCTTCCCCATTCGATAGCATATATCCCTAGCTTCTGAGAAAGTCAGAGGTAGGCGATACTCGTGGATGTACGCGGTCAGTTGGCAACGGGCGCTAGATAGTGCAGTCTTTCTATTGGCTGGTTTAGCGACCAACTGTATCCCCCAAATAACGAGCTTCTTTGGTCGAAGCGGTCAACGATGTGAAGCAGTCCGCAATCGTACTCTGCGGCCCGCACTTGTCAATGATGTTCGTCACCGTAGCCGCTACATTACAGCCGGTTAGGGCTATTAAACACACAGCGCACGCTGCAAGCAGTCTTAGTTTTCGCATGTTTTCTCCCTAGAGCTCTATTCGCTCATTGAGATCCCGAACGAATCGCATGAGTTCGCGGATGCGTTCGAGATGGTCTTCGAGGTTTTCTGTGAGAGGAGACATTCTGGGAACTGGAGCATTGCCGGGAGGCGTCTTACCGCTTTCGGCTCCCGGAGTCAGCACCCAATTGATCCTGTCTGCAAGAATGAGAATGCCTGAACGCAACTCATCTAGAGCATGATCGCATTCACCGAGTCGCGCTGGAATTGGAGATTCACGCGCAGCTTCAAAACAGGCATTGTCTTCTAAATCTCGTAATGTCCTAAGTGTGGAATTTTGCGCTTTTTCGTACATGGTTTCTCCTTAAAAAGGCCGCGAGTCCGTTGGCACGCCCACGTGTCCTCGCGGCATTGTTCCAATGCGGCGGAATCGTTTTTCGAAAGAGTCCCCACATCATCCCATGGAACATCTAAGCACTTTTCAGCCCATATATAGTTGCACCGAGAGCACCGGCGGTCGATGTGTTCTCCTTCGCCGTGAGAGGAGCATGTTTCATAATAGCCTCTCCATCCAGGTTTCGCATAGGAGGCTTTCACATCTTTACATCCGCACTTCTCACATTTTGCCGAATCGTTGAAATACGGCAGGTTGACCGAATCTGGCATTATACTTCCGCCTTTTCAACCAGATGTGGTAATGCTCCCGGCTGAACCCATCAAACCGGGAGCGTTTTCGCCGATGCAGGCGAAAGTGGCGTATTGTTGACTAGCTGGTCGGCGCCGTCTGGAAAGGTCCGGTAAATACGATACCAAGAGACGCCGGCGTGCCAACAGCAACAGCCGCGCCGTAGGTGATTGTTGCGGTGCCGGTGAACGGGGTGGGGCTTGCGTCCGAGAAGGTAAACGTCGCTGAACCCGGTACAGGAGCGGTGTCGCCTACGCCGACGGCAAGAGTGTTGTCGCTGTTCACGACAACTGATAGATTCGTTGTATCGCTGATATCCGAAACGGTGACCGGGCCGACGAGTGGAATCGGCGCGCCATTGGAATCGAGAGAAGGCGTTCCGTCCGCATTGAGGTACGCGATGGTACCAAGCGCAAACTCGCCTAGCGGAATTGATGTTGCGTTCACTGAGTAACTCCTTGGGTTAAAATTCGGAAAAATCAAGCCGAGAAAGGCAGGCTTGTGCCTCTTGTTATGGCGCTCTCTAATCGTTATCTCAACAGAACCGATATTGATTTCCATTTGGATAATATACCTCAGAACGGCTGTGTCGGGTGCTCCCGTTCGTCGCTTGCACCCTGCAGTTTTGCAGCGGCCACCAACTTATCAGACATGCCGTTTGTTGCAACCAAAACAGCTTCGGTGGTTGTCTTGACATCTGCGTTCATCTCCTTTTGTTCTGCATGGTTGGACTGCTGGCGAAACAGCATCACGATGGTGGTTATGAACGTGCCGAGCACAGGTAGGAACTGGAGCCAGAATTGATACGCATTCATCTACTTCGCCTTATCTGTAAAAACCCATTTCCTCTGCTTAGAATGTGGCTTCGCATGTAATGCCGACGAAAACGCTGGCATAAACATCGGAGCACGGGCGGCCTATAACACCGCCTATACGCGTCCGCAGCTAGTAGTCGCTAACTGAATTGGAACGCGAAATCCCCCATGATTTATCCGGGGGTTCTGTTATCAGTCCTTGAAATCGCTCCTGGTGTTGATGCGGGTTCGCGGTATATCGGGATTGCGCGGCAGCGCGGGCATTCGCACAGGCGCGGGCCTCGTGGCAGGCATATCCCTCACGCCTACCATTGCAAGGCCAAACGCGTATACCGAGCCCAGCGCTTTGTCGGCCTCGCTTTCGCTCATCCCGTGCCGCCTGTAGTCGTCGTACACGCTCTGGACGCTCTCCTGAATAGGTATAGGCAGTTGCTCAAGTAACCATTCGCGATAAGTGTACTTCGGTTTCGCCGGCGTGCCGGGTTTTCTACTCCACGGCAAAGGTCTACCCATGAAGTCTTCGCGATACACAGTAGACAGAAACGTATCTACGCCGGGAGTTGCCTGTCCCTCCAGATAGTGCATACCTGCCTGCAATCCGGCCTCCCGCTCGCCTTCTCCGTGCAGCCCCGGCATTCGGCCCGTTGCAGTTGCCCATCCGACGCCGAGCAGATGCAGCGGTCCTAACGTTCCGCCTGTTGGGTCCAGTTGCCTATCTCCTGCCTTGAAGTGCAGCCAGTCTGATTTCCAAGGCTGAGTGAAGTTTACCCGGTTGCTTGACTTTCTGGCCTCCTGAAATTTATCATTGGCATATAATGCGCCTAAGAACACGGAAGATAGCCGTGCAGCTCGCTTAACCCGGAACGTCGTCATGTACGCTTCTTCCGGCGTTGAGGTGCCGAGCGCCATCTTGCGAACGCCGTTGAGGGTCTTAATCGGATCGCCCACAACGCGTGCCCATGTAGAACCGAACTTACCCGGCGAAAACATCACCTTGCCTGCGATTTTCTTAACCGACCCGTCGCCGATCCTGGCATGTCCGCTTGCGTGGTTTACCCATTCGGCGATTTGCTCCGCCATGCCATCGTTTCTAATGTCGTCGCTCGCAGTTTTGAGCTTGCGAGATCCCGCACGAAGCAACTTGTTGTTGAATCCAGGGTCTTTAATACTGGTCGGCAGTCCATTCCATATCTTCTTGAAGGTTTCAAATCGCCAACTCTTCAGCGCATCTGCTCCGCGGTTACCGGATTCGCCAAATCTGATGAATGGCCCCCCAACCGTTTCGATGCCCTTGCCTATGCCGCTGATTACTGCATTCTTTGCGCCGCTCAATTTATCGGAGATTCCTTCGAACATATGGTAATCATCGAAGGTCTTGTTAGGGTTAACCGCCAGCCCCGCCTTGTCCATCACAGGAAATAGAGGATCGCGCTCTATCTTCATCATCGCCTTTTCGTGAAACCCTGGATTAAACCAGTAGCCCCAACTCCTGCCGAAGTTTCTGAACCAACTAGCAGTAGTCATCGGGTCAAATAGGTTGGGCACCGCGTGCGTAAACATCATAACCCCGCCGTGCCCGTATATTTTGGTGTTGCGAGGAATACCAAGCGTCATGTCGTACACGCGCTCCCAATCAGGTTTGTTTCCCCAATCGATGAACGACTGCGCTTTGCGTTGGGCGGTGCGCATCTTATTCATAGCGGCAAAGAAGTCTGCGGCTAGTTGCCGCGTTCGCGTGTCTGACTCGAATATGCGCCGCACGTCATCAGCAGAGATTCCTAAATCGGTTGCCGTATTGCGCAGCGTGCTTTCATAGTCGTGGCCGGCGTCGATGTAGTTAGCCTTCGCGTGGTCCCAGATAGCCGCTCTGTCGGCGGCACTCCACGCCGGGTTTGGTCGTGACGACGCTCCAACTGCGCCGAGTTCGATCTTGCGGCGCTGATAATCGGCCAGTTTCTTTGCGATGTGCTGCCCAAGTTCTACGGGATCGCTCGGCACTTTTTCACTTCTAGCCTTACCCTTCATAACGGCCTCACCCTTCATCTGCTTGTTCAGCGCATCGGCCGCCTTGGTAGCCGCCGCCCTTGTGGTCTTAACATTGTTGGTCAACCGCTCAGCATTCGCGGTCTCGAATGGTGTTAGCTCCGCGCGTCCCGTGGATTTTGTGTTACGCTCTTGGTAGGCGCGGCTTACCGCCGTGAAGCTCCCGGTGTCGATGTCGGTTTCACCCTGCATTGTCATACCGACGCCGTGAAATACCTCGGTGCCGATTTCCTTCGCTTTTTCGGCAAAGTCCTGATATTTGCTTTTGGCGGATTCGGCCAACCCTTTTAGTTGAGGGTGATCTTTCGCTTCATCCCCAAGCCTGTTTACCTCGGATTGCAGGTGCTCGAGGTGTCCGCGAACGACAGCCGCCGATTCTTTTAGAGAGAAACCGGAAACGGGTCCGCGTCCGAGCGCGGCCTGCAGGTGCGCTTCCGGGTCTGCGCCGTGCTTGATTGCTTCCTGCCCGAATTCAACCATCTCTTTTGTCGAAGTGCCCGGTCCGCGCGGTATCTCCGGCAGCCCATACTTCTTTGCGATTGCTTGCAGCGTTTTGTGACGGATGCCTGCGCCTACTTCTTCCCCTTGCACTTGCGCTGCTGGGCGTACGCGGCCGCCGCTGCCTGAGCCGGTTTGTGACCCGCCTTGACCATTTCCTTGATGTTTTCCTGACGCGTTTGCTTGCTGCAACCCTTCTTGAGTGGCATTGTTTTCTCCCTGTTTACTCTGTTGCGACGCTCCCGCCGCGCCGACGACCTTCGGCAGCTCTTTGCTCGCCGCCCCCGCTGCCTCCGCAATCTGTGTGCGCATCTGTTGTTTGGCACGCTGAAACTCGTCGGCAGGCGACCCTTCGAGATAGCCGTAGCGATACATGCCTGATGTGCGGGAGCCTGTGCGGGTTCCGGCTGGCTTGTCGTGCTTCGCCTGAAGATCGCGTATCGCCTTAGTTTTCGCCGCCGCGTTCTGCGGAAGTTCTACTCTCATTTCTCCGCCGCCCGGCAACTTCACAAAGGCTGTGGATTTACCATCAACATTGGCAACACGAACGTTATTGGTTGTTGCGATCGCGGGCTTTGCCGCCTCCGCGTTCTTCTCAAACATAATCCGGTCAGCTTTGGTAATGTACTTATCGTTGGCGGGTGCTTGAGTCTGCATCCGCGCTTCGTCGCTGGCTACAGTTGCGTCATTTACCTCCGCGCCTCCTTTGCCGCGCTCTTTGAGAGTGGGCGGTTTTATTGGCGCAGAGGCAAGACTCGGCGGTTCAGTTTGTCCGGTTGCATTTATCCTTAACCTTGCTGTATCCAGCGTAATTCCCAAGTCTTTAGCGATTGATCGCGCCTGGGCAATCACTTCCGGATACCGCTTCCAGTCCTCCATTTCATCTATGGTTCGGCTATCAACCGTGCCGGATTCATACGCTTTAGACTGAACCTCAGACCACAACCTTGATGCAACTTCATCGGCGCTCCACCGCCCTGCAGTCGTGCCGTATTGAGTTCTTTTCTGCAACTTGCTTGCGATGTCCCGTAATCCTGATTCATTTATTGGACCTTCAAGGGTTTCGTGTGAGAATTCTATTTTGTCTAGTTTGGCTAAATCCTCCCGCTCGTATGCTTCGTCCCTGGCATTGTAAGCGTCGGCGAGTCGTTGGTAGAGTGGGTTATTTGCGTCGGATGGTGAGAACTTGCCCTTTTCAAACCAAAGAGCCCCTAATACAGCATTTAGGCCGTGCTTTGCTTCGATTTGATCTTCTATCTTATCGACTTCGGATTGAAGTTCGTCGGAAGATTTCGGATGGATCGATGCGTCAGCCTTTGACACGGCGGTGGGCGGTTTTATTGGCGCAGAGGCAGGCTTCGACGGTTTAGTTTGTCGTACATTTACCTTATCCTTTATAGTGTTGAACAGCTTGGTTCGCGCCGCCGCTCGTCCATCCTCATTATCGGGTCGGTAGTCTACGTCCGTATAGCCCTGTTTCCGTAAGTCTGCCGCCACTTGATCGGCAACATTTGCAAATGATCCACCATCGCCGCGTGACTGCAAGCCTGTTATGACGGCGGTCTGCGGATTGTCTGGATGCGCTATCGTGTCTACATCAAATGAGCGTCCTCCGTCCGTATAGGTCTGCCTTATGCCTCCAATTGCTTTGATAGGGCTGTCTGTAGACTTTGCAGCCGCTTCTGGGTTGGGGGCAGGTTTTACTGCCTCTGGTTTTACTGCCGACGGCGGCTTCGGCTCAACAGGCTTCGGTACAATCGGAGCACTTCCGCCTTTCTCCGGCGGCTCATCTCGCGGTATTCCGTACCTATCGCGGATCGTTCGCGGGAATGTGTCAGCAGGCTCTGGTTTCGGCTTTGCAGCAACAGGCTTGACCGGCCCTGCCGCCTCGGTAGGATGCTGCCGTGTCCATGCCGCATATTCAGCATCGGCCTTAGCTTGCGCCTCGGATTTGGCCTTTGCCTCAGCCTGCTTCGGGTCAACAGGTCGAACCCGCTGTGGTTTTGCCTGCGGATTCGCTTTCACCCGCCGCGCCTGCGATTCAGCGTTCTCCTGTGCTGTACGCGCCGCCTCCTCCTGCTTAAGAAGGTTTGCGCGATGAGTTGCTTCCGCCCGTTCTGTTGCGGAGCGTGTCGGCCCTTCAGGACTGAGCTTAGGACTCTTCGACGGCTTTACAGATCGTGTTCTGAGAGGAGATTCCCTGATATCAGGCAAAGTCTCTTTGCTTAGCCCTTCGGATCCTGGTTTGGGCGTCTGCGCATGACCGAGGGCGTGTGTTGCCGCAGTTCCGGCCATCACGAGATGAAGGAGGAATGCTTGCGGGTCATCCTTTATCTTTGAAGGGTCCGCTATGTACGGCGCTATCATCTGGCCCGCAAACGCTCCGGATATCGCCTTGCCAACTTTCGCGGGAGCTTTGGCGAGTCCCGCCCCGGCTAGGTACGTCATTGGGTCTGTTACGAGGTCCGCGGCTGCTCCTCCTAGCAGATTCATGCCGTGAGCGAGTGGGCCTAAATTCGCGTCCGCCGCCTGCCTCTGCGCTTCCTTTTCCGGCGTGCCGAGAGATCGCAGCGGGTCGCCGTGCATGGCCGACGCTCGCTTGAGAAGTGGCATGTCCTGCAACTGCTTCACGCGCGCTTTGTCGGCAGGGGTGCGTGTATCGACGCCCCACGCCGACTTATACAACTTCTCCTCCATAGGTAACAGCGCCCCGGCCTTGACGACATCGGCGGGGTAGCCTAGCACCTTTCCTAGAGATTCAATACTGCGCTGGAGCATGTTCGGCTGGTGCTGTTCCTGCGGGCCAATGCCGGTTTTTCCGGCAAGGATTGAGGTTCCGGCGTTGGGCGGAGTCGGTGCGGGTTGTGGTGGGGTGGGCACCACAGGCTTAGGCGCTTCATGCTGCGATGTCTGTGAAAGCGGGGAGGAGGCGTGAATTCCACCGGGCGGCGGCTTAGTCTTGGCCGCTTCTTGGCGGTACATAGCGACAATTCCCTCAACATCCTTTTGCGTAGGAGGCTGAGGCCTCGTCCATTTCAGGTCGTAGTGCTTATTGTCGATTACAAGGTCGTAGTCACTCATTATTTTGGCGTGAGACTAAATCCGGGTCCACTGATGACCGCAGGAGCAACGCCGCCGGGCGCGACAACAGGCTTCTTGCGATGCTTCTTTACTTCCTCTTCCTTGCGCTTAGCCTCAGCCGCCGCCGCTTCCTGAACGGCCTTAGTGCGCTTGGGGTCGTCGTGGCCATCGGTCTGCATCGTAAGCCCGTACTTCGTGATATCTCTCGTTACGAGGGCTTTCTCGTGTTCAAGCTGACGATTCAGGTCTTCGTTTTCAGCAATCTCGTCCTTCAGTGCCGGGATGTGTGTCTTGGCGTAATCGTAAAGCGCCTGCTCCTTCTGCCAATTGCCGAACACCTTTTGAAATGCCTGATCATTCATGTCGCCCTGTGGTTTTGTAGGCGGCGGGCCGCTTGTGATCTGTTCAAAGCCCGCAACCTTTGCCCGCGCCGTGTTTATCGCCTTGATGAATGGTTCCTGTTTGGAGATAATCGAGGACATTGCTTGTCCAAGTTCGCGATTCTGAGCGGCAAGCCATTTCTCGTCTTTGCTTAGTCCCGGATTTGATGCACGCTCTTTCTCAACAGATATGCGGGCCTTTTCAAGTTCAACTCTTAGCGGTTCGAGTTTAGTTTTGGCATTCGTCAACCGAGTCTGCGCTCCAATGAGTTCCCTTAACGCTTCCTCATGTTTAGTTCTGGCAAGTATTAATTCATGGTTCGCTTGCGCGTTGATCGTGTCCGCCTGTATCTTGCTGATTTTATTCGACGCGAGTTCACGGGCTGTTTGGGCCTGAATGTTCTTCAACATTTCATCTTGCGTCAGAACCTTCGCCCGCGCCTCGTTAACTGGAATGGTGGAATTCTTCTGCGCAATAGTTGCCGCGTTCGCCGCCGCCTTCTGTGATATAGGCGCAGTCGGGCCTGGGTTATACGGGTCGGTAGCAGGCGGCACGGCCTGTCCAGGAGCGCCTTGCATACTGAATGTCTGCGGTGTTGTACCAGGCGGAGGCGCAGACGCGCCAGTGAACGGATTCGGTGGCATTCCTACGGCTCTTGTGATAGGGCTGGGAGCGCCGGGAATATTAGCACCTGCGGGCATCGTTGATATAGGCGGCTGTCCGGTCGGCGGCCCCTGCGGTAGGGTAGTTATGGCAGATTGGGCACTTGGCCCTATCGCGCCTAATGCATTACCTATACCTACTGGCCGGTTGCCTTGAGGCTGTATTGGCTGTCCTTGCGGAGCAGGAGGCTGTCCGGGCGATCCTTGTGCTCCGGGTATCGCAGGAGGTGCTCCGGGCATCGATTCCTGCAAGAACCTACTCAGGTTGACGTTATCGCCCGCGCTCCCGGAGTACGGTTGCGACAGTTGAAGCGACTTTGACCATGCTTCCATTTGTATCTGGTACCGCTTCGTGGCGTCAGTTTCCGATTTGGCCGCCGCGTTTAGGTCGGCTATTTCTTTCTTTAACCTGTTTCTCTCCTTGAATTCTTCATCAAGCCGCTGCTCGCGGCCCGCTGCAATCGCGTCAAGCGATTTCTGATGTTCACGTAACGCATCGGTCGAAATCTTGTTCGCCGCATCTAGCGCCTTTTGCCGCTTGCGCTGGCGCCCTTGTTCAATACCTTCATCGATTCCTTGAAGAAGTCCGGCAAATCCCGCGAGTAAGTTAGATGGTGGTCCGGGCATGAGTTTCCCCTAAGCTGCTTCGGCCGCTGACGCAGCGATCTCTGCCGCACCGAGTTTGCCGCCGATTCCCAAAATACCACCAAGAAAACTGTTAGTGTTCGCCTGATTCTGAGCGTTCTGCTGGTTTATCACGTTGCCCTGATTCAAGGCCGCAGTTCCCGCGTTAAGCGAGGTGCTGTAGCCCAAGTCCTGCTGTTGCTGAAGCGAGCCGAGTATGCTTGCCAGTTGAGACTGACTGGTGCTGTCTGCCGACTGTCCGCCGCTGATAAGCCCGGATAGCGCTTGAAGTTGAGTCTGTTGCGCCTGTTGCGCAAACGTCGCCGCGAGTTGGTCACTCATCTGGCTGTACGTCTGCTGAATAAGAGCCGCACCTTCCGCACTATGCGATGGATCTACGCCATCCTGCGCCATCTGGTCTTGATACTGCGCGACTGAGTTCTGCGCTTGCTGTTGGTATTGCTGAATCTGCCCGTTGAGCTGCGTCTGCTGTGCCTGAGTTAGGCCGTACGGATTGCTGGGACTCAACACGTTGGCGGCTATGGAAACAGTGTTTGGAGATGCCGGGTTGCCTTGTGGTAGTGAGCTTGTGCCTGTTGGAGACGTTGCGGCCGCCGTACCGCCCACTGGACCGTTCGGGGTACCTTGCGGGGCTAATCCAAGAGGCTGACCGTTGGCGCTGTACATAACTCCGTTAGCTACGTAATTACCTGTTGCGGTTGTGCTTAGCTGGCCGCCCGGACCCGGCACGAGCGCCGATCTGTTCCCGCTCTGCGTCGGCTGCGGCAAGGTCTGCCCCTGCGCGTTCTGCGTAGCGCCCTGGCCTAGCGTGCCGCCGCCCTGTGAGGGCACCTGCTGTAGTGGTATGCCGGCGACGTTAAGGTACTGCTCCAGGAGAGGGTCTGATGTACCGCCGGTCTGATATAGTTGAGCAAGCGGGTTATTATTGATGCTCGTGAGGTACTGCTGAAGCAAGGGGTCATAAAGTGAGCTCGCTGCGTTGCCAGCGCTCGCCGCCCCCGTTGCCGCACTCCCAAGCAAGCCGGTTCCGTAACCAATGAGTGAGTTAGCGCTCGTGCTCGTTGGTGCGGTGGGCACTGACTGTTGCGTTGCTACTGCTGCCATTCCTTGCCTACTTTCCCGTCAGCACCTTTAGACGCTCATTCAGGTAGTCGCACAGATACTGGACGTCGCCAACGTCGAGATCGAGATGTATTTCACCATCGGTGTTCCGTAAGGCGATGTATGTGTACTGCTCTTCTTCCGAAGATTCGCCAGCCTCCACTAACTCGCCCGGACCAAGCACTATCGAAACGCTGCGAGATTCGAGCTTCTGCATGGTCACCTCTCCTGAAAATGCTGGACATAATAAACGCCAAAGCTCGGTGCGGCAAGCCAAGCATTCATCGCTTCTTCATCCAAGTCGACCGTAGTTTCTTTGCCCGTTGACTCAAAGACGAATTTCGCTTGTTGAGCTTGCGGGTCGAACGTGACCTCGCTGGTTAGTGAAGAGTTAGGAAAATAGGTAATCGGCTCTTTTGACTTATCTGGCATCACAATTGCTCCACTCTCGCTGCTCTCAGCGTACATGTATTCCCCGCGTTTGCGGTCCCGAAAGTCCATGCAAACGTGAGCGCCTGAGATACCGTTGTGTTCACTGTGAACGCCGCGGCGTTCGGCAGGTTCAACAGGTGCCCACTTTGAACCGGGGTTCCGAACTGCGCGGTTCCCTGCGCCTCTATCTGTCCGGATGTGCCTATCGTTGTGATGAACAGATCCCCCTCTAAACAGAATCCGCCGTTGCTGAATCCGCCTGCTATTGCCTGAGCCCCTGTGTTAAGTACCGTTTGTCCGCCGAGTATCACCTTCAATTGTACCGTGCCCGTCGCAGCGATGAGGCTAAACACGCCATAAAGTTTGATTCTGAAGCTCTGGCCGGCCACTATCGAGTTCGCGGGAAACAAATAACTCGAAGCGAATGAAGTCTGCGCCGATGAGTTCGCGATTGTATTGCCGGTCGGAACCGTGCTGTCTGCATACAGTTGATAGGTGCTGCCGATTATCAGGGCCGCATTTACGACGGTGTTGGTCTGCGCTATAAGTCCCTCAAGGCGGCGAAACTCGTTGGGAAGCACCGTCCTCCAGCATCCCCAATAATCCTCCTGGCCGCCCGGCCCACGTTCCGGAGTCAGGTTCACGGTTATAGGCGTTGTCGGCAGTATCGGAAAGCTCAAGTGTTAACGTTGTCCTCAACCGGCAGTTGCCCCCGGATTGTTATTCCGAACCCGGCCAATGCAAACACTACGCTCCACTGCCTACAGACTAAATCTCCCTGAAAGTGAACATCGATCAGGTTGTCCTTCAATGGGTCGCTCGGAAACATAATTGCTCTCATAGGCTGCGCTCGTATCTGGTCGCAGATGAGAACAGCCGCGCCCTGAGTAATCACTCCTTCACCCTGCAAGATCATTCCGAGAGGGCGAGATGTGTTTTGCCCATTGCTGACCATGTGGGATTGGAACAGGACGAACGGCTGATTGGCTGGTAAAAGCGTATCGAGTACAGCCACCTGGGGCAAGTCGGATCGCCCGAACAGTAAGTACGGCAACGAGCCTTGCGGGTTTACCGGGCACATCGACAGGTAGGTTATGTAGGGCGCGTTTGCGATGGTTTCACCACTCTATCGTGAAGATCGGTGTATCTGAGCCTACGGAAAGCGAAACCCAAACGGTGTTTATGTAGCCCGTGCTATCTATCTGCGTGTAATCCAGCCCTGCAATCTCATCGCCAGTCGCGGGCGGTCCCCCTCCTGTTGGGTTTACCGCTATTTGATATGGGCTACCCGGCGCGTCTCCACCTGCCGCAATACCCTTCGTCTTGATTAGGCAGTCCCACGCACCCAGCGGCAGTGACGGCCACGGCTTTTTGCCTGCCGCCTGCATTGCCGCAACGGTGGTATATCCTGTTCCATCTAACGCCATGATCTGCCAGCCTGTGGCGCCGCCCGCCGCCGCGAAGTAAACCGGCAGAGGGATTCTATTTGGCCTGCCCGAAGACGTCAAAACTATCGGCATCTGATTTTCTCCTTAGATTGCAAGCTTGACCGCAGTTCCCGTCGCCTGCAAGCCCTGCGGAATAACGATGATGTTTTGAATGTTGCCCGATGTTGCGGATGCTTGCGTGGTCACGTCCAGCAGGTACGCCTCTACGACGTTGCTTGCGCTGTCAGTATACGTTAGCTGGATGTCGTACGCCGTGCTCGCTGTAAGCCCGGTGAGCACTTGCGGCGTAATCGCGTCCGTGCCGAAGTTAGCGTAGCTGCCAATTCCGTGCAGCCGATAGGCCCACTGGTACGAGTATGGCGGATAACCACCTGTTGCATCTGTAGCCGTGAAGCTGAGCGTAGACGACGTTGCGCCGGTGTTGGTTATAACACCTGGAAACAGAGACGGCGATATGTCTGCCGCAGGAACCTGATTCTGCCACCAGAGCACTGGAAACGGCGGGGGCCCGAACCGGCTCGGAAATTGGTACGAAACTTGTGAAGTTGTCGTAGCTCCCGTAACAGTTATGTTTAGCGTGCTCGGAACCGTCGAATCGCCTACGCCATTAGTCGCCATAATCACGGCAAGCCCGGTTCGGCTTGGTGCGTTGTAAACGAACGTCTTTGCAGATGCAGTTCCCGTCCATGTCAGCGTTGCCGGCGTGAACGTGCCTCCAAATCCGCCGTCACTCATCGTAAGCGTGCCGCTGTACGTCGGGTTATCTACAGTGTTATCTATCGTAAAGTTAGTAGATGACGTTCCCTCTGTGACCGTTGACGGCCCGCTTATTGTGCCTACGATTGCTGGCATAGGTCACCTTACACCTGAGTCGCAAAGTCAATCTTGGTAGTGTCGCACGTAGTAGCGTTGGCCCTAAATTGCACGAAGTTTCCGTTCACGTCAGCCGCACCGAGGCTGATCGAGTAGTCGCCTGGCGAGCCTGTCACCTGTGCAAGTGATGCAAGCGCACCGCTGCTGATCGCCGTCTTCACACCATCCAAGTTAACGTATGGGGTGATCGTGTTGGCCGCGCCCGTGTATGGGCTGATATGATCGACGGCAAGCGTCATGACAAACTGGAACGGTGTCGCGGGCGCCACGTTCTTTTGAATCGGGTATTGAACGATGACAAGCCCTTTTGTGTTTGTGTTGACCGGGTACAGAATTGCAGTTCCGCTCCAATTCATATTGCCCTGAGAGAGTGACGGACTGTCGGCCGCATACGCAGGAGAACCGCCGGCCTGATTGTAGATCAGAACTCCGTACTCGGCAAATGTTGTTATCCCTGTCGGGAAATTGCCGAGGTAAATGCCTGTCGCGGCCTGTTCTGTGAGCGAAATAGCGTATGAAGACCAATGGGCCGCCGTTATATTTTCAAAGGCAGGCGTAACCGTGTACCATGCCTGCCCGGCCGGGTTCAGGATCACGGCGTAGAGTGTTTTTCCGGTTGTGTATTGGAACTGAAGTTCGCCTGCCATACTATCTCCTAACCGAGCACCTGATAGTACCACTGGTACACCGTTGTCGCCACAAGTGCAGCAGTCCCGCTCGTGATCGTCCAGACAGTTGTCGAAATTCCTCCTGCATACACCATCGTCGCACCGCTTAGTAATGCGGTTGCAGAGTTCGCAGGCGTCAATATAACCGTCTTCGGCGCGGTTCCCCATGCAGAATTGAATGTGATTGTTACCACGGTTCCCGATGCGCTGGGCGTCACTCCCGCCGTAACACTTATCGTGCCATTCGTATCTGTCCCGCTTATGCTTACAGTCGGCGAAGTTCCAGCGCCAGCGCCTGCCGCGATGGTTGGAGCCGAGCCTGATGAAGCGATATGCTGCAACGTCGAAAGCCCGCTGACTGCTATTCCTGTGTTGAATGTCTGCAGACCTGTGTACGACGATGCAACCGATACCGAAATGCCGTTATTGAATGTTTGCAGCCCCGTAAAGCTCTGCGCAAGGTTCGCCGCTGCAAGCTGAGATGTTGAGGCCGGAAACGTGAATGTATTGCCGCTGCCGCCTACGATAGTCACAGCACCCGTCACATTCATATTGCCCGCGTTATTGTTAACTGACATCTCTCTCCTAAAGCGTCATGCTGGAAACGCCGCCAATGGACGGGATTATAGGCACAATCAGGTTTTGCGAAGCCCGCACCGGCCACTGCGTGCCGACTAGCGTCTTATCCGCGGAGTACGTGAATACGTTGCCCATGTCACTGCCAGCGCCTCCAGAGTTGTCATCCATCGTCTGCAACTGGAATGCCGAATTCGCGGATGCAGATGACGCCACTATCGAAGGCTGCGCCGGGATGCTCAGCACCGTCTGCGTCTGTGGATAAACGTATTGCAATGGTCCTAACACCTCCAACGTCGCCAAATCGCTGAAATCCCATGCAACAATCGGTCCTTGTAGATTTGCGCCATCATCGGTTAATGTGCCCGCTATCGCGAATATCCTCGAACCCATAAACACCCAATTAGTCCCTTCGCAGACTGTTGCAGGTGAACCTAATGCAGATCCATCGTAGGCGACTAACGTTGTCATGGATGTTGGCGAAGATCCAGATACGACAACAGTCTGCGAGGGAGATGTCCCAAGGTTTGCAGCCGTTGCAAGCATATACCACGTACCGTTGCAATAAAAAACATCGCCGCCATAAAGCCTTAAACCTGCCGATGTCAGCGCGGACGGCTGCGAGATGAGTGTAAATGTGAGAAGCTGCGGACCGACGATGCTCTGCGTAGTCGCGTGCCACATACCTGTATATTGTCCGGTGCTCCCCGCGCCCCAATCGGGGGAGAATACATGAAAACCGCCTGCGTTGCTGTTGAGAGTCGGGTCGTAGAGCCCCTGTGAGTCCTGCACAGAGGTAGGAGGTCCGCTGAACGTCCCGAAAAGTTGGCAGAAGGGTTGCCCCTGCAGTTTCGATGTTATAGGGTCATAGAGATGCAGGCAGTGTACATTGAGGATTGCATCCACGCCTAATGAACCCGGAACGCGAACGCACCGGTCAAACCCCACAACATTCAAACCATCCTGCTGATACAGCGATCCATCGAAAAAGTGCACGAAAGCCGACTCACGTAACTTGCCATTCCCTTGCGTGTAAGTCATCCTGAACTCGTTCATCGTGATCGCCGCCGCTTCGCTATCTCCGGTGTCCGAACCTACAAGCAGCATAGGCGACCAGTTGGCAAGCGATGTAGCGTTGTATAGATCGTAAGCGCCGCCTATCGTGGCGTTGGCGACCATGTTAAGGCTATTCCACGTGCCGTTTGTGTTCGACCATGCCGAGAAGCAGTATCGGGCGAATTCTGCCGCAATCTCGAAAGCCGCGGTTGTAGTCGGTCCGCTGAATGTAGCATCTGCAACTATAGCCGTCCGTGTCCCTGTCGTCACGCCGAACACCTTGAAGTGGTACGCGCTTCCATCATAGTAGAAGCTCGCAAACACACCGTTGTTAGCATCCGCGCCTATTCCCCATGTCACACGTCCTGTAAACCCAGGATCAACCGAGAAACCTGCTCCGAACCATCCGGCAAGCAAAAGCGCCGGATTGCGAAATGCCTGCATTCCTGCGCCTGCTGTACAACTAAACTTGAATTGGCGTCCCGTCCATGTCGAAGTACCGACCGCAGAGCCGACTGCGGCCATACCGCCAGTAAAGCCGGTTGTTCCGGTCATATTCTCGATTGCAATTACGGACGTGCTGTAAGGTGCAGACTGATACCCATTCGCACTTGGCGGAACTGCCTGGCTCTGTATCTCTGTGAAAATCAATTTAGTCGGGTCAGGCGTCCAGTAGTTTGTACCGTCCGTTATTAGGTTCTGCCGGGTTAGCTGATTGCCACCGATTATCGTCGAGGCCGGAACATTAAAATTCAGTGGAGCAGATAGAGATGCAACTGGACCCTGCGTCGCGCCGGAACCGCTGGACGGGTTTGTATAGTTCGGGATTACCTTATAGTAATGAACGCCCGGCGTTGGATCAAAGAAAGAGGTAGGGCTGCCTGCCGTCACCGTGCCGATGGTAGTGTATGTGCCGCCGCTCGTCGAGCTTGATTGAACAGTGTAGGTAGACGCAAACAGCCTACTATCCCACGAAACACGGTTTCCGTCTACCAGCGTTTCGACAACCATGTCAAACGTACCGGCTGTAAAATTGCTAAATGTGCTTGCAGATGTACCTGTATAGTAGATCGTCAGTCCTGCGTAAATTTGTGAGGAGGTTAGAACCGCGCTCATTGTTTCAGACAGGATCACGTTCCCGTTAATCGCTACCACGATCTGCAGCCCGCTCGACTGGATGTCCATCACATAAGTGTTGCCAGTTATCAGAGTCTGTCCTGTAAGACTTCCAAGTGTGGTAGGGGTGCCATTTACAAATTTGTTCAGAGACCATCCGCCTGCGTTCACACCTGTAGGCTGCCATCGTATCTCAACTCCAGTTTGGTCTGCCGTGGTCGGGTCCATTCCAATATTGACACCCATATAAGCGCCCGCGTCACCTGCATTAGTGAACGTCGCTTTTGCCCACATATCGGGCGCACATGGAGCGTTGCCGTAAACGAGACAGCCTTCCCCGCCTGAGCTAAAGTTTTGCTTGATAAATCCGCTCGTGGCGATTCTAAGAGGTCCTAATTTGCTCGAATAAGGATATGACGGAGCGCCGCCCGTATTGGCGGTTACATTAGGATAGGAACGCGTGCCGGCAGGATCGACAGCGGAAGAGGCTACACAGGTATCGAGGACTTTTTGAGGCATTTAGGTAACCGCCACATTTCCTACAGAATTGCGCACAACAAACGTCGTATTGGCAACCGTGCAGACCAGTTCTACACAGTCGGCCTCATTAGTTGATGCAAGAGAGCCGCCCGTTCCTGTCGTGGTATCGGCAACCCCGAACATGATATTCTGCCCTGCGTTTTGCGCGATCTTCCAGCCGCCCGCGCCGTTTCCAACGACAGGAATAACAGACCCGATTGCGGCAGTAGCAGGAAGTGTAAGCGTTACCAGCGCCGCGTTGTTAGCAATATACCCAGTGTTGACCGCCATTGCCTGAGAGGTGCCTGTAACGTTGGTATAGGTAATACCGCCGCCACCGCCAGCAGCCGCCCATGCCGCCGTACCGCCAACGACTGTGAGAACTTGCCCTGTCGAGCCAATTGGCAATCTAACCGGGCCGCTAGAACCTTCGACGATCAAATCACCAAGCGTTGTGAGTAATGAGGCGAGTGTGGTTAGAACGGCACTGTACGCCTGTGTGTTCGTACCTATTACAAGGCCGAGCATCGTAACGATCTGAGAAACCGTCAGATTCGCCAGGTTCGCCGTGCCGCCGGTATTGTTGCCAGGCATTGTGAGGGTCGGAGCCTGCGCTTGCTTGGCAGGAGTAACAGCGCCTGCAGCAAGCTGAGTTGTTCCTACGCCTGCTGATTTGATCTCAAGCGAGTTGCCAGCGCCTCCAGTATCGAGGGTGCTGCCGTCGGGATTGGCCGATATAGTATTACCGGACTGAGATAGTCCGTTTCCAGCAACAACATTACTTGATGGCGGTAAAACAGGCACTCGTTATACTCCTCAAGATCCTATCGCTATCCCAACGCACACTGGAGACCCTGATGCGCCGGGATAGTACATTCCTGCTTCACCCGCACTTGTGTAGGTGCTGTCGCTGAATTGATGGATGTTCGCGCCATTCACGATAATGTAGTGCGCCCCTGCCACAAAGTGAACGGCGCAACTCACCATTTGGGTAACCGAAAAGCCGGACACCACGAAGTTGATCGTCGAGCCTATCTGAGAGAGTATACCCGCCGTCACGCTGTACAAACTCACAGAGAAACCGTTCGAGCCGCTAACATACTCGAATGTCGCTACGTAGCCGGTCCACGAGCCGGACGAGCCAACAGACCGGTACTGCAAGCTAACGGCTGTACCTGTCGCCGGGAAAACAAATTGGCCAACTGCGTAGCCATCTGCATACGTCGCGCCAGTGTTGCTACATCCATTCGCCGCGCCGCCTGTTCCGCACACGCACTGATCTGATACGATATTGAAGCTGTTTGTGCCGGAGTTATTGACCCAACCGTTCGTACCCGGAAGCGCCGAGTTTGCCCGGTTGAAGGCGTCCACGAATCCTGCAATCACAAACGGAGCAACGGTCGTAATGCCGTACGGGTTCGTTGCTACCAATAAGCCGCTACTTCCGGAATGCACGGTAAATATCAACTCCGTGTCGCTCACTATACTATTGATCTGCTGACTTACCCCGTTGATCGTGATCGAGCTTACAGTCAGCAGCCCTGTGCCGTGAACAGCTTGCACCGAGTCGATCCCTCCGCCAGGGTGGTAGGCAAGGAATAGCGGCGGCAGAAAAACGGGCGGCGGAACTGTAGTCGGCGGCAAAGGCCACTCGGCAGGCGGTAACGGCGGCTGCACATACGGCGGCATGGGAATGCCGCTTCCTGCTATACCCTGATTGCTTGTAGGCTGAGGCCCGGTAAGGATCCCGGTGAAGATGTTATAGCCGTAGTTCAGTTGCATCCAGCTCGCCACGTCGATACCGAAGAGCATGGTCGTCCAACCACTTTGCCCGTTCTGCGCTGCGTCGAGATCAAAGATGTAGATGTCGGCGCCGATATTCAATATATAGCGGCGCGCCACGAAAGCGGCCTGAGCGTTCGCATAAGCTATCTGTCCTGCCGGTGTAAGGTTGTACTGGAGCAAGCTCGCTTCGATCGGTTTTGATAGCTTAACGCAGTTCACGCCGTCGAACTGGTACACGCCGTCGGTCGATAGGTAGACTAAAACGTTCTCGCATCTCGTCGCGGTGTCCGGGCTTGCCTCTCCTCGAAAGCTCTGCAACGGCTGCGGCTGAAAGTTCGATGCGTCCTGGCCGTACAGCATCCAAATGGCGTTGCGCTTGAAGAACACGAGGTAGCTGCCAAACACAACCATCGTATATGCCGGGTCGCCGTAATCGTTATCGATAGTAAGAGTCACACCGTCGTTAACGTTGCCTAAAGTAGGAAGATACCCCTGGCTGTTGAACTGCGTTGGGCTATTGAGATTCGACACCTGAATCTCATTGGGGCTTGCCAGATTATTGAGCCATAGACGGTTCTTGAAGACAACCACCTGATCGGCGGGTAACGGAGGATCGTTCTCGCCGTACCTTGGGCCGATGATGCCGGTTTCAACAAACGCGTCGGGCTCACCGTCTTCGTAGCTAATAGTATTGGTACCAAAAGTGAGAGGCCCGGTCGCTATCTGGTAGAAGAGTGATCCGCCCTGAACGGTGGCGTAGATAAAGTAGTAGTAGTAGTTCAGCGGGCCGCTCGTCGGGTTTACTATGGATAAAGTAATGAGCGCATCGCTTGTTGGGCTGCTTGCAAAATCCAGGGTCGCCGCGATAGGCGGAGAGCTTTGACGCATAAATTCATCGGCTAATGTGTACGTGTACTGAATCACGCCTACCTTCGGCACGTTGCCCCCGGTTGGAACGTTGAAGTTCACCGCGGGAGGAGAACCCGCGCCCGCAACAAGCGGGGGTGGGGATCCGATGCCTAACGGGTACAAAACACCGGGGTCGGGCGAAGGTGCTACCGAGTTAACGCCAACGTAATATCGCAAGTTTGGATAAGTGAACCACCCGCGAACGAGAATGAGCTCTTTTTGAAACTGCGCGTACCGCAAACGCGGGTAAACATTATTAACCGGCGCTAACGTGAAGTTGTAGCCTGCTGATACGATCATAACCGGAGGCTCAAAAACAGGCGGGTACGGCGGGTAGAACTGCGCAGACGCATTCGTGCCGATGCCAACATATGCAAGCGCGTACAGTTCGCCAGCGATCTCCACGATAAGGCGGTTCCCGGCCGGGTTGGAAACTATCGCCGTCACTCCAGGGTAAGTGATGGTCTGTGACCCGTAGTAGTACGCCATGTTATAGGCGCGCGGTTCTACAAGGTCGTCGCCTCCGAAATTGGTTGGTCCGATACTGGAGAGGTCGGCAACAGGGATTAACTGCCCCATGCCGCGAGCAAGCCCCATACGGTCGCATAACAGGTTTACGAGCGCCTGCGCCGTCGTAGAAGGCACGCTCATAGGGTCGTTGGTATTGTCGTATCCGGTAGGCGCTGGGAGAACTTGAAACGGATTTGCGGGCATCAGATAAAGAGGATGGAGAAGGCGGCGGTATCAGAACTGCCCGCAGTTATGCCGAAGGTGTTGGAGCCGTTCTGAGGTTGTGCCAACGCGAACGGCCCGGATGGTCCCCACGCGCCAATAGGTATACCGGTGTCGCCCGTAACGCCTTTCCATGTGTAAGTGTTGGACCCATTAAGCGGCGGCGTGAAGGTTACGGTCTGCGCTCCAGCCGGAATTGTGAACTGGTTGAAGCCGCTCACAAGGGTGGGCGTCAGTCTTTCGTTAACGCCTCCCACGATATTGAGTGTATATGACGGCTGCTGGATAGGCCCAAGCACGGGGTCTGTAAGGTAGGAACCTACTTGTATTGTTCCGTTAACCGGCATTGTCACTGGACCTTGGTTCCCGGCTGGAGTCGCAAGATTTTCGACTGCTCGCCGCCCTGTGCGCGAGTATTGAAAGCGAGCGTGAACAAGCTCTTTGCTGCATCCGCCAGCCATTGAGCCGCCTCAAGTTGGCCCTCCGCGGTGTTCATATCGAACTGATCTGAAGAAACGTTTACCGCTGTTTGCACAACAAGGCCGTTCGGTGCAACTATGTTCTGACAGGTGACGCCTAATACGCCGCGCACCTGAACTACAGGCTGATTATTGATATTTGCGAGTTCCACCATCTGTCACCTCCTCTGTCTCCTGTAACACCCATAGTCCCGCTGAATATCGACGCTCCCCATTGTCGGCTGCGCGTACCTGTTATTGGCCTCAAACCAGTCCGCTATGCGCGTAAGCACGTTCTGAGCGCTCGGTCCAAGCATTTGCACGACCGTGTTCATCTCCACATTTCCAGGCTGCTTCATCGCCGCAAGCAGCGTCGTCATCTGGAATATGAACTGGTGGTAATCTACCGGAAGCTGCTCGATATAACCCGCGTCGTGAGAGAAGCTCATCGACCCGCGCCCGACGGTTATCTGCAGCGTCCCCGCAACGCCGTTGGGTGGCGTTATGTACAGGTTGTACTGGTCGGTATAGTAGTACTGCGGCATTCCGGGCTGGTTGTTGTCATAGATGACCAGATCCCGGTCTGAACGCGCGATGTCAAACGGGTAGATCTGCTGGTACTGCCCTCCAGGTGATTGTATGAACCCGACTCGCCGTATGTCGTTGAGCTGCTGTATTCCGATCTGGCCGACCTGTATATTAGACAGGTACTGCGGAGCGCCGCTTACGTTCAACAGGCTCATGCTGATAGGCACGTACCCCTGCGCAGTTGAGGCCGGCAATGGTATCGGTATCACCTGAGTCGTGAACCCGACGTACGCATTGACGAGCGAAATCGCCTGATCGAACCCGTCGTTATACTGCTGGTTGGTTGGCGTCGGGTTTCCAGCAGGCTGCGCACCCGGCGGCCCGTAGCGAACGTCCTCCTCCGGGTAGTCTGAAGGAGGAACTATATTAACGCTTCGGCGGCAAAAATCCCTCGCCTGCGCCCGATTGATCAAAAGAGCCACTAGCTAAACAATGCTCCGCCCGCCGCGCCGTTGCTGCCAATAACCATGCACTGGCATTCAGATGTAGACGCCGTAGACCCTACCGATGTGACGTTAATAGCGAACGTGTTGGTCGCTGTCACGCCGCCGCTTACCGAACCGAGCGCGACGGTGATCGTGATCGTATATCCGCTTGCGCTCGTCGCCTGCTGACTTCCTCCTGTTACGACCGTGAGCGTTGAAACTGCCGCCGCGCCGGGGACACGTGTAACCGCCAATGTACCTACCCATACACGGGTTGAGTCGTAGGTGTGGCTCGCCCCCGTCAGCCCAAGACGAAGGATGACAAGCCCCGCCCATGAGCAGGCGACGTTCGGAACTGTGATAAGGCCGACCTGTGTTGCTGTTGAGTCTACAATTGCGGTCGCACCCGCGGTCACTCCCATTCCGGTGGATAAAGCCGAACCTGGAGCGCCTCCCGACGGGTCAAACGTGATGCCACCAACAAAGTTTGCCGGCGAACTGTAATCTGGCATTGTGATCTCCCTATGCGATGGTAGGCCCGAAGGTCTGGCTGTTCATTGCTGTTATTGATAGTTGCGCTTCGGATGTGAATCCGCCGCTCTCGGTAACGGTTATCTGAATCGCTATCGTGTTTGTTGCGGTTACACCGCCTGATACAGCGGCAAGGGCGATACTAAACGTCAGCGTGTCTGATCCTGACGTTGCAATCGCCGCACCGTAGACCGAGCTCAGCGTTGCAACCAGCGCGCTTCCGGCAACACGTGATATAGCGAGCGTGTACTTACCGACCCGCGTTGAGTCGAAAACATGGCCGCTGCTGTTACAGGCAACGCGCACGAGGATGTCTGCAACTGCCGAGCCGCTTACATTCGCCTGCGTTATGGTTGCCAGCGTTGTAGCGGCGCCGCTGATGATTCCCGTTGTTACCGCCGTTGTGGGCAAACTTATCAACGTCGATTGAGGCAGCATTCCGCTGTACGTAACGGGATCAATCGGGAATGTTGGGTTGAGTTCGAGGCCTGACGCAGAACTTAATCTGCCCTGTTCGTGTAACGCCATCAGCTTGCACTCCCCGCCGGGAAGTACGGCGATACTGCGACTGCAGGCGAAGCATTTTCCTTCTGGTTGATGTCACCGCCGCTTGCGCGTCGTCCGTCGTACTGTACGCCATAGTCGTCGGTTATAAGGAAGTTCTGGTAAGTCGGGCCGCAGGTGTACGCATCCTGCGTCTTCTTACCATTCCACCGCAGGCCGCTTAGCGGAGGATTGCTTCGATAGTCGATATGATTTCTTGGCATCTTAACCTCCGAGCGATCCGTCCCAGCCGCGCGGGTTTGCAGTTACATACCCGAACCGGCTTGTAGCCGCCCATACCTGGCTGAGTGTATCCATATCGAAATCCGAGAATGTCTCGAAGCTCTGCCGGTTGTAGAAGTAGCCCTCGTGCTTTTCGCCCTTCAGGAACCAACTGTTCGGGTTGTTTGCGATGGTGCCGTTCACGCCGTAGCTCTTGAAGTAAGGCCAGTCCATAACCTTGACCTTCTTCTCGTACAGATGCTTGTTAGGCGTATAGTCGGCCCCGAACGCCTGGTTGCCGGGCTGGTCGAATATCTGACGCGCGATAAACTGAAGCGCCGGGTTGACCCAACACTCGGCTACACGGTTGCCCTGGTATCGGATGTTGTTTTCAGCCTGGGTCGTCTCAAGCCGCGTGATTGCCGCCTGTGCGCTGCTTATCGAAAGGTCCACATCACTTCGGTTCGAGAATGTCTGCGCCTGGTTGGACAAGCTAACAGGGTGCGCGATGTTGAAGAGGCTCACGCCGTCAACCATACCCGTGATTGAGCCGGCCGTGTATCCGTTGTAGACCATGTACTGCGCTAAACAGACTTCCATGAGAGTCTGGAAGGCAAGGCCCATTGCGGTACCCTTCTTCGGCAGCATTCTGTGGACGAATCCGTAGATGTCGTCACGGATGTCTTCATAGGCGAGTCCGTCTGCTAAAGAAGCGTTGCGAATCACCATGCGGACGCTGAACGATGGAAGGAACTGCCCTGCCGTTGTCGGACCGCCGGGCTGACGGAAGCCGGGCAGGTTGTAGTCCTGCCAGTTGACCATATCGATATACCTGAATTCGGTCTCCATGTAGTGCATCAGGTAGGACCACATTGGTGGTGTTTCGCCATACGAATTCCAGATATGCTTATCGATGCCCTTCTGAGTTAGGAGGGTAACTTGAGCTGTCATTTCAGACTCTCCTTTCTACTGGGCTGAATAGTTGACGCCGGTATTGAACTGTTGATAGGCGGGCAGAATCTTCACATACACATGAGGCCCTGCGGCGTTCTGCGCAACGAGTGTGTCGTACAGCGGGTCTCCAATGTCTGCCGCTACAATCTGCACGCACTTGGTTGTTGCGTTCGGGTCTATCGTGTACGTCGTCGTTCCGGATGTTGTCGAAATGTGAATACCCGCGAGCGTGTTGTTGTACTGTCCGGTCAGGGTAATCGCTCCCCCTCCGGTATACAGCGCCATCCGGAAACCGTGGTTGCTGGTGAATACCTGAACGCGTCCCTGAGACCTGCCTACCTGCGGCTCGGTATACTGCAAGGATGCATAGGAACCCGGCGACTGGAACCCTCCAAGGCTGGTTGGCGGCGCCTGTGCATAGCCGGAAGCATTGCTTATCATGTCATCTGCGGCTGAACCGAGGATTCCGCAGATACCGCCGGAACCGTTCTGATAAAGAGCTGTAATATCGGCGGCAAGCAGCATCCTTAGGACCGGAATCGCGTTGGAGGTAAGCGCCGTCGCTGTCGTGAGGCACACAATATCGGTCGCCTGAACATAGGCCGCAGGCGGTACGCCCGAGCCTGTCAGGCTATTTGCTAGATAGAACGACGGAGTTAACGGCGCAAGAGCATTTCCCGCAAAGTTTTCTCCGTATGCGCAACCAGGCATGGGTCACTCCTTATCGTTTCGAAGCCGTGTTTCGGCGGGCCTGTGCTAATGCTGAGTTGGGGTTTGTAAACCCGGTATCTGAGAAGCCAAACATCTTGTCGCGCTGATGCTTCGCCTCTGGGTTCATGTCGGCACGCATCTTGCTCCATCGCTCAACGCTCATTGGCGTCTGCGTTGTGGTGCCGGCGTGCCGTCGCTCTTCCGCCTCGATCTGCTCCGGCGTATACATCGACTCGGCTCGCGACAGGCTCATTCTACCGGAGGTCGGTGAGCCGGGACCCATAAGTGACGTTGAGTGGTTGTTTCGCCTGTTCTGCAGAGCGATCTTGCGAAGCATATCCTTCATACCAAGAGTGAACGGAACCACCATATCTGGGTCATTCGCCGCATTGCTGCTGTGCTCTTCGAGGTACTTAAAGTCGCCTATTTGCGTCTCTTCCAGGTCCGCCTGCTGACGATTCAGCTCATGACGCATTCTCTTTGCGCGTTCCAGTGCTGGTGCAAGAGGCAGTGCCACCATAACATTGTCGCTGCCATAAAGCGGGTTCATGCCGTCTTCGTCTTTAAGAACGCGAGCGTAGCCATATTGACGCGCAAGCTCCTGAATTCTGTTTTTACCTTCAGTAGACTGCCATCGCTCAGGCAGTCGTGCGCCATACACCCATTCATCGTCCTTGACGCCATAGTGTTTTCTGTCCGCTTCACATAGTTGGCCGAAGGTGTTACCGAGCGCCTCGTCTTCGCTCTGTCCGACGTGCGCAAGGCCGCCCTCGCGGTGTATCCCATCATGCCCGACGATGCCTGCACCCTCGCCGCCGGTATCGTTCAGGTTTTGCATTCCCTTACTTACAGCCATCAGATTAGTCCTTCCGTATCCTGCTCCATCAGCTTCATTTCGGATGCGCTTAAATTCAGACCAACGCCAACAGTTGGGGCAGGTCGCTGCCTCGATGGAGATGTGCGAGGCGCACTGTTCGGCGAAGCTCCAGGCATTCGGCGTACCGGAGCGGTCGGAGCCGTTGGAGCTCGCGGAGGAGGCGCAGGGGCGGGTTTCTGTCCGCTGCGGATTACGTCGGCATACCGCAGTATAACGTCTATCGCCGATCCTCTCTTATTCACCACCTCGGTCTGCATCGACATGAAAATCCCGATGTCCGCCGCGTCTTCTCTCACGCGAAGTTCGGGCGTCAGGTTTGCGAGGTTTTGCTGCACGTTATGCCCAATGATGTTCATAAGCGCAGGCGCTTGCTGCTGGAGGCGGGTGTAGCTGGCGTTAGAGGCGAGCATCGAAGTCTCGGAGCGTGTTGCCGTTCGGTAAGCGACGAGTTCCTGGCACTCAATCCACTTGTCGGGGTTGGCGGTGAAGTATGCGCGCTCTGCCTCCGATAGAACAGGCTGGAGTGTCGCGATGGACGCAGGCGCGGCAATCTCGGCATTTGCAGGATGCGCTACTGTGGTGGGTCCGGGTTTGGGTGCAGGCGCCGGGGTCACAGGGGCAACGGGTTCCGCCTCCTGGAAGTACTCTGCAAAGTCTGAGTCGCCGTCGTAGACGACGGTTCCGTCGGTGCGCCGGGTTACAAGCTCATCACTTCCGGCATACGTTTCAGTCTCGACATAGTTTGTGTCACCGAACTGCGGTTCTGCCGGTTGGTTATCTACAGTCGGGTCGGCCTCCTGACTATCTGCCTGGTCGCCTAAAAGCGCTGCGTCGTCTTCCGGATCCATTGGTTACTCCCTCTTCTTCCTGCGCCGCCATCATCTCGGCAGCAAACCTCTCCTCAAGTCGTTGGTTTCGCGGCGCACTGAGTATTGCTCGTAAGCTCATAATGCGCCCTTGAATAACTGCGCGCTTGTCTGCAGCGCCAATGTCCTCGGAGTCGATCATGCACAGATCATCCGTTGCAATCTCTATCTCCGCATACAGGTAAGGCGCGATTACCTCAAGCCAGTGTTGGCCGGACTCAACCTGCGCCCACAGCACTGAGTTGTTGGTTAATGGCTCCTGCATTTTGTCCTCCCGGCGGCAGTCCCGGCATGCCTTGCGGCGGCGCCTGCGGCGCCTGCATCTGTGCGGCCCGCGTCTGCTCTTCCGGCGTCGGTGGCTGCGGCTCCGGACCAAACCATGCTTTTACGTTGCGCTCGCCAAGCCGTATTGCCATCTGCGCAGCGCCATGCCACATCAACTTTCTGAATTCGAGAGATTTCGTCTCGTCTAATATCAACGGAAGGCGCTTCTCTTGAATCCCTGCTAGAGCTGCGGCCTGTGCTTCACGCGCCTCCGGCGTAGAGTTCTGCCCGTTGGGTGTCGGGATGTAGTGAAACCGCTTGCGCAACTGTTGCGGCGTTATGTGCCGCCGATGCCCGTCTTCGTCAAGAAAGTCTTCGCCGTCTTCGTCCATATGCTCAGCAAGGATCGCTACCGCGATTCGCCAAAGCTCTTCCAGCCCGATGCAGAAAGTTGTAAGGCGAAGGTCCATCTTGGAGCCTATCGACTGCGATTGAGCCTTAACCTCCGCGTCTTTTCGCTGCTTGCCTTGAATCTGAAGGTTGCCGCCCACGATATACTCAGACGCCTTGTTGTCAAGCCATTGAATCACCTGCAATCCAGAGCCTGAAGTCTGTGGAAGTTGTACCGGTTCGATGTCACCCATCTCGTTGACCGGCCACATCCGCCCCGGCCCATAACGATAGCCCGTGTACTTGCGGGCCAAATTCTCCTTGATCTTCGTCGTCGGGCTTATCTCCATTTCCCATGTATTCATGGTGTGACGGAGCGCCGCGTTTCCGAACGCCTGAAGCGAATCCGATCGGTTCGTTATGCAGTTGCCGTAAATATCACCACTTTCGCGGTCGCTGTTGAACGGCGCAAGCGGTCTTGTCGGCCCGATGTCAGACTTGACCATCTTGAGAATCTTCTTTGCGCCAGGGCACGCCAGCACGCAAAGGTCTTCGCCGACATACTCTTCTGGGGCTAGACGGTTGCCACCAGCGTCAAGTAGCGGAAACTTGCAGTACCACGGAAAGATGTGGTAATAGCCGTCGCGTTGGTTGATCGGTTCGTCAACGCCAATATCGTCTTGTCGCTCGCGGCGGTTCTCATAAGCCTTATCCTGCGAATTATGTGTCGGGCCGGTCTTAATGAGATCCCAAACCGTCTTTTCATCCGCACCGTAGTCGTCGATTGCATTAATCAGGTCGTCCGCCGACCAGCGCAGTCTCCATCCGGTGCCGTTGCAGGTCTGAATGTCGGTCGCAATCGCCGGATACATATACCAATCGTCGGTCTGGATAGTCTGAAGCCGAAGCCCCTTGTACTCGGTCTTGGGTACCTTCGCGTATCCAACATCGTAGTAGACGCCATCCTCTTTCGCGGCCTCAAAGATAGGCACGTCGCTTCCGGGCTTAAAGAAGACTTCTTCTTGCACATGCCGGACCCGCTCTTCGTGAGTGCAGGCGACTATTGCTACCGGGTACCGATTCGAGTTCTGGATAGTGTCGAGCATACAAACTTCAAGGCCGCCCTCATACATCTTGTGCTGCGCATACGCCTCTTGCGCCTCCGCGTCCTCCGCATCTTCGGGCATCACGGCCTCAACCATAACGAGAGGGGAGTGCTTCAAGGCTTGAACCATCGCGGCGTTAACGGTAAGCTCCAGGTTGCCGGTCATCGGGTCGTCTACATCGGCGGACCCTTTCCAGGGATCGCTCTGACTCGGGCTATTCGTAAGGCCTAACGCCTGATCGCGCATCTCGCGGATATTATCGTCGCGCTCTTTTGACGCTTCTATCGCGTCGTTAATGCGGCGTAAAATATCCGCCTCTGTTTTCTTGCGGACATCATCTTCGAGAAATAGCTGGTACTCGTCGTCCATACGCTCCCAAACGCAAAAAGGGCCGCCCATTAGGACAGCCCTTCTCTGTTTCGCAGCACACTTACTTCATGTGCTTGTGCTTGCGCTTGCGATCACGAACAAGGATCGGTGCAGTATTCATTATATGTCCCTCCTTTCTGTTCCGAATTTAACTCCGGGGACGCAGGTCTGCCTAAGCATCCTGTAGCCATCTACGCCATTTCAGGCACACAGTATCGGGAAAGGAGATTGCTCGCCCTGACCACAAATACGGCTGTCGCAATCACGATACAGCCTATTTGCTTTCCATAGCAATAACTTTTCTTATTTCGGAAACATTAAGAGCAAATAGTTTGGCGGCATAAGCCCTATGTCTTGTTGCGTAAACATGCTTGCAAAAGCACAATTCGCAGTAGCCTGCGACAACGTAATGGCCCGGAATGCAAACCGCTTCCACTTCGCGCTTCAATGCTCCAGCATTCACAGCCTCAGCGAGCAGGTTGTACATACGTCCCTTTTTCGCGAAGTGCCCATACTTTCGCCAGAGTTGTTCAGCACTCAGGAGCGGCATGGTTGCGGATTTCCCCTCCAACTCTCTTCTCTCATGTGTGGCCCTTGAGACCTCTTGCTGGCACTAAATGCCGTCATACTTCGGGCTGTCCCCGTCTTCCATCTCCTCCGCGAATCCGCACTCATCGCAACGCACTATCGCGCCAATCCACCACGGAGGAAGCGCTTCTCGGACCGCTCCGTTGTTGATAATTTTCATGGCATCTCCGGGTGCTTTTTGATGGTGATGATGCCCGATTTGCACGAAGGACATCGCAATGAAAATGATGAGTTGGTGTATTTGAAATGATCTCCTTCTTCAACTACCCATACACAGCCGCAATTATCACACTCGCATTGCCTGCCGAGCGGAAAGCCGGACGCTTCGTTTAGTATCTTTGCCATTGCTATCCTTTGCAAAACGGATTTCGATACAGCGGGTAAGTTGGCGTGATCGCAGGTCTAGGTTCCCGCTTTGAATCATATTGAGGCTTAGGGTCTACAAATCGAGGCGATGCTATGAATACTTTCCATGATTTTCGCCTTCTTACTACCGCGTCCTCCTCCTTATTCTTGAGGTCGTCGAACTCTTTCTTCGCATCGGCGATGTAACTCGCGTCGTTATAAAGGCAGTTGGGATCTTGCACGTATCTAAGAATGTCTGAGCTCAACGTCCCCTCCTTCCCGGCCACTACTCCGGGCATCCGTCGTCGTCGTATTCATAAACAGATTTCAAAACCTCATCTGGAATTGAATTGACCTTGCAATGGCCGTTTCTAGTATATGGATTATAGATGAGCGGCGGCGTGAATTTGTGCGACCCGTTATACCGCGGCCCATTCGTAAATCGGTGTCCTGTTTTCATTCGATTCGTTTCGCCCTTGAAAGGCGGATACGGAGTCCACAACTTACGCCACTTTTGCTTCGCCATCAGGTATTCCGTGAGCAGTTTGAATGGTTTCTGAATCTGTGAGAGCCGAACACTGGGGACAGCTAAATCGGATAAATTCCATATTGTCTTGTTTGAACAATGACACTCTTTCTGAATCCTTGGCTTCTGTTTGGAACTTACAGCCACATCTGCCGCACTCCAAATCGATTCCAACCAATTCTTTTTGTAAGTCCAACTTATGCCCGCGTTCGATTATTATTGCCATTGCCTACCTCCCCCTCCTTCCCGGATAGATACTTCTATCCTCATCGACAACCACCCGCTTACCATTCGACTGCCGGGTGCGCGGCAGCGGATTGATACCCAGAAACGCGAACATCTCCGCAGTTTGAGCGTGATCGTCGCGGTCGATAATCTTCTCAGGGCCCATCGGCGTGAGACCTTCCTCGGCCTCGCTCGCCTGCCTCTGCTTCTTGTTGTCCATGCGATACTCTTGCTTTTCAGCAATGTTCGCCTTGGCGTAAGGCCCGTATCCAAGTGGCGTGCCGTCCGGGTTAACTCCTTCGCGCATGCCTGCTAAATAGTATAGCTTAGCACTGCCGATTTGGTACAGCCCCCGCTCTTCTTCGGGCAACTCCGGGTCATCATCAACAAAGTCCTCGATGTACGGGCACGGCAGCGTTCTGTCTCTATGTAAATACTCTTTCACGCGCGAAACGCTCGCTGCTTGATTGTAGCAGCGCGGAGTCTGAACCGGTATGCCGTTCCTTTGGAATTCGTCGTAGATCGCTTCTTGGTTCGGGCCGCTCTTCTGCTTGGAGTGAATCGGGTCGATCCAATACTGCACAAACTGCCAGCCGGGATTGATGCCTCCCTCCACCTTGGAAGGATAATCCTTTTCCTCCTGGCCGGTCAAGCCTGTGGTGCGCCGCCGTATCTCCATCGAGATGCCTGCCCATGTCATACCCTTTGCCGCAAAATACATCTCATCGATGCATATGTAGTGGTGCTGACCGAACTCGTCTTCCGGCGTTTCTACGTAGAACTCAACAGCCCACGGAGAAGAGGCGCCAGCGCTATCGATGCCGAGATACAGCGGCCATGTGCGCGGAATGGCATCGCGCGGGTCATCGTACGGCGTGTTGGTGATTGCATCATAGGCGTCCAACTCCCAATACTGAAGGAAGCGGTATACGTCAATGATGTGGCTTTGCTTACTGTAGTAAGGAAGCTCGTAGACCAGCGCGTTGATCGGAGTAAAGCTGCCGTCGATCATGCGGGCTTTCATCATCGGATCATCTCGGCGGTGTGCAAGCATGCTGTCGAGGTAACCCTTTGGTAGATACGGGTTTGCGGATGTGCCGGCCGCTATAGTGTAGTAAGTGTCTTCTGAAACGGGGTCAGTGTGCTCGTATTCGCGGAAACGAATCTCGTTGAGGCGATATCCATCGGGCGGGCAGACCGTCTCAAGCCCTACGTCACCTAGTTTGTTAGGCTTAACGAAGATTTTCCAGCTCCAGTTATGTCCGCGCGGATTTTGATCCATACACATACCGAGGGGGTAATCACCGGAACCGCGCAACCGTTCGCCCAACGCCTTGAATATCTCGGCGGCCTTGTACGGGTTTCCATCTCCAATCTCTGCGGCCTCTGTAATGTAGATGCGGTGGCACTGCCATCCACGAATACGTGATGCGTCCTCATATGCTTTCATGCGCAGCTCGGAGCCGTTGCGCATTATGTAGCGACCCTCCTTTGTTTTTATCTGCTTAATGAGGGGCGACTCGTCAGGAAGAACTGTCCGTAATGTTGGCAAGAAGAACTCATCAATCATGTACGAATATGGTGCGCAGTTGTGTGATAAGACTCCGTTTCCGAAGTACATATTGCCTGAACACACGCTCAAATCAAAATAATCTGCAAATTTGTCGTATGATACGCCAATTATCGAATCCCAATATGTGCTACAATATTGATTAGGAGGATATGTGCATGCCAACATTTGAAGAAGTTTACAGAGCGTTTCAAGAAGAAGGGAATCAGACGAAGGCTGCTGCGCGACTCGGGATAGCCGGTTGCACAGTGTCTTCAATTCTGCGTAAGAACGGCATTTGCGTAGGCCAAGGGAAGCGTCCGCCAAGAGCTGAGTCGCAGAAAGTATATGATGACTACATGCGGACGAAGAGCCAGATCGAGACGGGTCGCCTGAACGGTATAAGTAAGCACAGAGTAGGTCAGATACTTCGAGAGCAGTTTGCAGTAGGGAATGTGGCAGGGCTGATAAACCCGAAAGCACTTCCGACTGAAGAAATTGCCGCTCTGTATGCTGATGGCCTAACATGCCAGAAAATTGGCGAGAAGTATGGTGTATCGTGGAATTGTATTCGCGAGCACCTTGTTCGTCGCGGTTACACTCTTCGTACTCGAAAGGAGCATGCTTGCCGTGGCGCGTCGAACCCGAACTGGACTGGTGGAACCTACACTCGGAACCGCAAAGCGCGAGGAATTGTTGAAGGATATGCACAGCGCAAGTTGCTTCAGGGCTCAGTAGTTCACCACCACGACATGAATCCCAAGAACAATTCTCTTGATAACTTGTGGATATTCCCGAGTCAAAGCAGTCATAAGCTCTACCATCACTCGCTATTACGTCACCAGAACTCAGGCTCGAAAGTGGACGCCAACCTTCTGGCGTTAGGAAACGGTGGCTGGCCGCTACTGATATTGCCTTGCCTGAACGTGTTAACACACGCCACAGGTCTGCTTGCCCTCTTCGAAACGGAGCCGACGCCGGACTCTGTCCCAGCGCTGTTCTGACATACTCAGGCTGCACACAGTCGCCGATAGGGACACCTTCCACGAGGGTGTCTCCGTCGGCGCAAAGGACGATTTGAATTCCGGGGTATCTGCGAAGGTGCGCCACAATATCAACCGCAAAGTTAATCGACTTTCCGTTACCAACACCTCCCGAAAGCATGATGTATTTGGCCTTCTTGCCTGAAGGCGTGATACCGGCATGGGCTTTGAGTTGGTGGGGCATTGGCCCCTGCAACTCAACATACTCCCCGGATTTGGGTGGCCATTCCACTTCACGAACAGGGTACAGCGAATCGAGGGTAAAAGGCACACAAACGTCGTCAACAGCCGATGCAAAATTATCATAGAGGCGCTCACGGCAGCGCGACTTGTGCAAAAGCGCAAAGTTGATCGCGGACATGAACGGAAGTTTAGCACAAAACTAGCTCAGGTTAACACGAGGGTTTGGAGGCGGGCCTAGCTGGAACTACTAGGCCCAGGAGATGTACGCTTATGTTTTATCCGTTAGTCGGGGTTAGTGTACCCGATTATCTGCCGGGCTAAAGCGTGTTTTCAACAAACCTCCAGGGCGAACGCATCATGATTCGCTATCTTCGCAAGAAAGATCGTTTCGTCGTCGGTTTGGGTCGTATTCGACCGGAGGGAACCGCCGTTCGCTGCAAAAACGCGGAAGCGGCACTGTAAACGAGGTCCTCCCGCTACAGCTGACTGCCAACCGCATCATGTTGCGATCGTGATTCCGGGCATTCAATTTAGATGCGTTCGCCCTGAACAAACCTCTCCGTCAGAAACGTGTTCGCGGAACTTGGAATGCCGAGCGTATAGAAGGTCTGGCCCAACAAGTTGGTATACTCCCACTGCCTGCAGCCATCGGCCTCTATGAAGTTGTCGTCTCCCGCGGGCTTAACGAACACATTGTAAGCCCAGTTGTGGCCGCGCGGGCTCTGCTGAACGGTGACGCCTCGCGGGAAGTCGCCCCGTGCGCGGCATCTCTCAGCAAGGGCTGTAAAGATTTCCTTGCCGATGTCGACGTCACGGGTTTTTTTCACGATGATCGTTTTACCTGTGTAGATAGGCTGCTCAAAACCTTCTTTGTCAGGCTGCTCGTAGCCCTCTATCTCATCCACTTCCACCTCATACTGCTCTGTTTTCGTCCATGTCGCCGCGTCAATCATGTACGCCTTGTGGCAGGCGAAGCCGCGCAGCAGGTTAGGATCGGCGCAGGATCGCATTAACAGAAAACTGCCGTTCGCCATTTCGATCTTGCGACTCTTCGCCGTGATTGCCTTGATCTTGTCGGATCCCCACGGAAGGGACCGATGCAATAAATCAGAGAGAAACTCATCAATCACATAATCATAGTTGGCAACAACTGTGAGCTCAATTCCCGGGAATCTGTCGAGATGAAACGCTATGTCGGCGCAAATCGCTGTTTTCATACCACAGCCCAATCCGCCGGATATAAGCTTGTAATCAGAACCTTTCCTGCTAGGCGTTATGCCGTAGTGGAACTTGCGCTGCCATTCTAGTACGCTGCGAATGCCGTCAACTTCCGGGTAGTACGGCTCCACATCGGCCATGCGGAATTTGAGTTCAGCTTCCACTATGCTCCAATCTCCGCCCTGAGATGCTGCAGATCCTCCGGGAACTCGATAACGTCATCAATCTTGGCGTGTCTGATCTCGAAGTCTTTCTCTTTACATCGGTAACGGTCTTTGATGCGCGCCTTGATGTTGTTGACGTGCAGAAGATCCCCGAACACAACGCAGGACCCACGAAAGAGTAGGACGTAGTTCATGACTTCGGCTTTCTGACAAGATCCCTAACAATCATGAAAGCGGCATCCACCTTTTCACTCAGAGCGTTAAACTCATCACGAGCAGGCACTCCCTTTTTACTGTTCACGTCGTCTATGATGTCACTCATCTTCGCTCTCCTCCGGCGTATAATCTCCCATGTCCTCGGCCTCTTGTTCCTCCAGAACGAGCCCATACGGCTTCAGAAAATCCTTCATCGTTTTCTTCATGCGCTCGCCTTTGTGAGCAATCCACAACGAGAACGATTCGTCGCTCGCCGCGGCCGCAAGTAAGGTCTCACGACTCTCGGCCTGAAAGACGGCAAGCGCTTCATACGCCTGACCGAGCAGCGCATCGTTCATCTCATCTTCGCTGACAAGACTCTTCTCAAACGTCTCGGTCTGTTTTTCGTTGAATGTAGTTTGGCTGTCGAGGTTACGCACCTTGGCAGCAGCAACGCCCGCGTCCACTTCCATCATTTGACCCTCGGACTGCGTGTATCTGAGGAGTGCGCTTGCTGCATCGTTCGTGTTTATATCGATCAACCCTAACACCTTCGTTAAGGCTGTGATGTTGGGTTGCTTGCGATACGTCCGCTCTTTCTTGACACCATTCTTGTTAGGTGGAGTGTTCGAGTCTTCCACCAAGATGCCGGTTGCCATGTCCATAAGCGCGAGCAGCACCTTATCTTTCAAAGGTTCTACGGCATCAAGAACCACCGTCTTGTTCTCAACTACGCGCTCAAGAATACTGAGGAGCTTCGCCCTGTTTTCTTTTACGCGCGCGTGGTGGATGTCATACTTGCGGCGAGTAGTATCAAGTTCGGTCGAATCGGGTGCATCGAGAGGCATTATTTTGTTACGCGCCTAATCAAATCTTCCGGTTTTGGTCTGTCCGGCGTCATTATTCATGCCAGGAGACCCCTGCATAAATGCAGGGGAGGAATGGCATCCTCAGCCCCGCAGGGTGCTCCTACCTTTCAGTTTAGATAGCGAGCATCGGCTTTTACGCGGGAAATGAGATGGCGGATCGGGAATTGGGCATTCAGGCAACTCGGTGGTTTTATCGAATACAAGGCGCGGCGCGTCGGGCTTCCAACTCTGTATGTGGAAGCGCGCGGAACGTCTCGCACCTGCAGCCGATGCGGATATTGCGATAAAGCCAATCGAAAGTCTCAAGCCCTTTTCCTCTGTTTAGAATGTGGCTTCGAGTGCAACGCTGACGACAACGCCAGCGTGAATATCGAAGCACGGGGCCGAATTGTAAGCGGCCCTATTGTCGCGGCTGCCTAGCAGCCAGTGGCAAAGCCCCCAGGCTTTAGCCGGGGGTTACTTACTCCTCGTACCTTCTGTACCCTTCTTCACCAATCGAGCCGTAGAATCCGCTGCTCGATGCTTTCTCTTCTCTAAGCGCGCGAATCGTCTCCGGAGCTATCCCATTCATCATAGGAAGAGTCTTCGTCGTCCCAATCTTTCGCCAGCGCCGGCACTTCTCACAAAACGAGTGGGCTTTAAAACCCACTGCATAGCCAGTCTGAAACTTGCCGTGAAAGTGCAGGCACCACCAGGGCGATTTGAGTAATCGGCGAATCGTGTTCATATTTCTCTCTGACTCCCAACAGACAAGACAAGCTCGCGGTCCGAAATGTCGCGCTCTTGACTCCGGTCGTACGGGCGGCGTAGCAATTTTTGCAGGAACGTTCGGCGTCTACGTACGGGAACGTATTTGATGAGCAACATGTTACGATTTCCGAACTGCACTTGAGCTGCGTCATTCAGGCTGCGAACGCGTATCATTTGGCCGGCCGAAAACAGTCCGATACCATACGGATTCTGCGCCGCTTGCTGGTTTGCATAGTTGGCAACCAGTGAATTATATTGGGCGCATTGTGCCTGACTTGCGGCCATCTGCTGTGCCATACAGAACCCGTACGGGTCATCTTCGGCTACTTCGTCTCTCTTCATTTTCTCATGCTCCCTCACGCCAACTCGAATACGAACTCGCCGGCACTTGACTGGTTGTATCGCACAAGTCCGATTCTAAGTGAACTACCCCGCCCACTAGGGGCGTGGCTTCCTGCTTCATTGACGTTAGCATTCTAACATCTCCACAGGCGTTGATTCGGCTTGTCCCAAGCCTATAACTGGAAGCACCGCTCCCTTTGCCTTAACTGGGAGTTTGTATTCACTCCAGCCCTGATCTTCTTCGAAATGTTGCTCAGAACTGGCGGCATCTAACGGGAAGGGAGGGCTTGAGACGATGAAAGTTATCCATCCGGACTTATGCAGTCGCCTTCCTCCCGGCAAAACGGTTTCTACAGGATCTACTCTCACCAGCCATTCTCCTTAATGTGCTCGACCATTCCATCATGCACGCTAGATCTTCCCAGCGCCAAAAACTGCAATCTTCATTACCTGCTCAAGGATTGTTTTACTCACGATACTCACCTCCCTGCCCCTCCGTATATTTCGCGTAATCCACATCAGGCGAGTACGATCCAACTTGCGCGATAGTGATTTTGCGGCTATCAATAAACGCCTGCAGATCGGCGCGGACGCCGGGAGATTTCAACTTTCGCACCAGTCTGGACAGTTCACGAACGAGCATTCGGTTGTCCGTGTTGAACTGCTCAACTTCGTCGTCGGTCATGGGCGATTAATCATAACCCTTTCCAGCAAGCGTTTTATTGCCGCAAGACGGGGAGATTCAGCCTCGTCCGACGTATCACCTTCGATGTACCAGCCGCTGCAGCAATCCATCATATAGCGAGCCACAGCGTCCAAATCCTGACCTCTACCAACTGTCGCGGGAGGGTCTGAAACAAGCTCATATCCTACGATTTTCCTAAGCCCTAACGCCCGCAGGATCTTATCGCCCGGGTCTCTGCGTCCGCGCAGCACATCGGATATGTATGCCGATGATACGTCTTTCTTCAGGGCCCATTTCCCGGCAGAGCCGCACAGCGCGATTTCCATACGAAGCATTTGCTGCACTTGAATTTCAGTGATCATACTCTTATCATAGCATATACGCGAAAAGCCGTCAAGGTCTTTTTGTTCCTCGCAGCTCTCGCGGTCTACGTCGCGGCGGTACACGTATCACTCCGGCGTTCACAGCACGCAGTAACTCTTCAGGGTTAACGGTGTTGCCGTATGGCCTCAGCAACTGGGTTCCGGGATCGCTGCAGGCCCTCAAGAGCAAGCACTTATCGCGCAGCGCCGATTCATCTTTGCATAGCTGACAGGTCGGGCTGCACGGGCCTTGGAAGTATCGGCACTCGCGCCAGTCTTCAAGCCAGGTCATTCGCGCTCGCTCTTGGTATGTTCATCACAGTTATCTCCATGAGGCCCACTGGCTTTAGCCGTGGGTATCTGACACATCCATAAACGCCCGGCGTGGTAAAATGGGTCCTGCCGGAAGAACTCCTGTCGGGTTGACGGTGTACCCTTTAAACCACGGGCCGCCTGAAGGAAGAGACAGCCGAACGAATTGACGCCGCGTATCAACAGCCATCGGCAGACTCTCGTGTACACACAACCCATCGAGCCAGTACATCATGTTAGGCTCGAATACCTTCGACAGCGAATCAATACATTGGTCGCGCATGTGCTCGCATTCGCCTTCGTCGCCCCAACGCCCAGTAAATACCTGATTCCACGCCTTACAGCCGGCAGGACTCGAAACGGTCAGCATTCCATTGCCGATTGCGCCGAAGCATCGGCCTGACTCTACATACACAACACGCCCCTCATGACTGTCGCCCGGACTACGCTGAATAACCCTCGTCTCTTTTCCTGCTCCGTCTACATGCAGCCCAGGCCGACGCGAGCTTTCACCTACCTGAACCTCTTTCTCATCCACAGTCAAATAACCTGTGGCGCCCACGTGTGCAGCCGCGGAAGGGTCACCACACATTGACTCAAATAGCGCACGATACTGCTTCATGAACTCAGGAATGCTCTCCGGGCTGCCAATAATTACAGGCATCATCATGACCCGCAGTCCGGCGTACTCAGGTAACACAACCTCATAGCACGCCTTGAAAAGGCTGTTAAACTCTTCTTTCATCACATCTCCCCCAAACAACAGCTACACACCTGCAGATGCCCCACAAAGCACACCTCGCCATCGAACCCACAGATGTAACAGCGCATACGTCTCTCGCGTTGAAATAGAGGCCACCGACCGGGCGGGCCGGACGAGATGCGGAAGGGCCAGTAGCGGCACACTGTTCTCATAAAGACCCCATGAAGGCGTCACGCCTATAGGAACGGTTGCAGAGTGACGCTGCAACATCTTGAAAACGCGGGGCCCAGCGGAACGGTTGCGCCCTGGACTGGGCCCTATGAGTTGAAGGGTGGCCCCCAATCGGCGCATCGAACACCGTTTTCCGGCATATTAGCCGTTGTCCTAGCCGATATAGACGAAACGGAAGCGCCCTTCAACTCAATTGAAGTGCACCGCAACGCCCCGGCGATTGAAGCGGCCGCTATCGCCTCTTACGATGCGGTGCACAGGTTTGTGGGGCCTATGGTGATATTGGATCCGGTGGCGCCGGGACCCCCAAGGCTGCCCCACATCTTCAATTCTACGCGGCAGTCGTAAGGTCTGGCCCCTTACCGCGACCTCTTCCATACTTGCGTTTCGCCTCTTCAGGGCTATTAGCAGTCATTGTCACAGTTCGACTTTCCTTCTCCAGATCATCGAGAGACATCTGCATCAACTTGTGCATTTCCTTGTCGGTAAGAGGTCGCTCTGTTACGACTTCGCCGGTATCTCGGCGCACAATCTGGCACGTGCCTTCAACGCGATTAGGGATCTGGTCGCATTCTACTTCGCGGTGCTCTTCGCCGGAAACAAGTACCTGGCTCAATAGAGTTATCTCGGCCTCAGCGGTCTGTATCCGAGACTTAAACCCGGCGTTCGCGGTTTCCTTTTCTCGCTCGGCAGCAGCTTTTGCCTTAACCTGCAATCCCATCTGATACCCGCGCTCGTTCTTTTCTGCCTCAGTCAGCTTGACCGGGCAACTACGCATGATTGTGTCCATGATCCTCCAAATAAAACAGGCCCGGCCCCCTTGTTGAGAAGAGGAACGGACCTGCTTAAGAGCTTTGTGCTTTGCTCGTATTCCCGGAGGTCTAACCCACTCTGCACAAAGACTATGAAATTCCGGCGTCGCTCAACCGACGCGTATCAAACAGGTTAGGGATGTCGGTCGCACAAACCGCTTTCGCACAGGGGTCTTCCACTACCCGCTGCATCCCGTCATTAAGCATATGGTGCGGGCTGTCAACGGAAGTCCGCAATCCTCTTCGAGTTCGGTGTGGCCTGATGATCCGAACGCTTCACCACCGCATTACGCTCACGGGGCGCGCTTTGGTTCAAACCTTTCAGTTTCTCCAAAGTTGAAAGCTAATAAAAATAGTGCGGGCGCACGAGTCGAACGTGCTGTCTCAGGCTTATGAGGCCAGCGAGTAAACCGTTTCTCTCTCCCACAATAGGCCGGTCTCTCCCGACGTGTCACGTCTTCTTGTCTTCGGCCTCGACGTTGGCCTTGTGTCCTGCAAGATAGGACCGCGCTGCTTCCGGATTCCTCACGCGGTATACGAAGTCTTGTCTGCAGCGATCAACCTGCACAAGCTCCGAAGAGCGACACCGGACGTATTAACGAGGCTAGTATACCACTCCCACTAAAACGGTGCAAGTGCTTGGTTTACCCGTCCCCGTACCCGTACCCGGACCCGTACCCGGAGCCGGACCCGGACCCGGACCCGTCCCCGTACCCGGACCCGTCCCCGTACCCGGACCCGGACCCGGACCCGTCCCCGTCCCCGGACCCGTACCCGTCCCCGTACCCGTACCCGTCCCCGTACCCGTACCCGTACCCGGACCCGTACCCGTACCCGGACCCGTACCCGTACCCGGACCCGGACCCGGACCCGTACCCGGACCCGGACCCGGACCCGGACCCGGACGCGTACCCGGACCCGGACCCGTCCCCGTCCCCGGACCCGGACCCGGACCCGTCCCCGTCCCCGGACCCGTACCCGTCCCCGGCAGCTATTTCTTCCAAATTGGCACCTCGGTTATTATTTTCCGAGCCTCTTCAGTGGCCAGCAAAATCTGAATCACGCCGAGCACATACTGATCTGCAACTTGAG